CTATTAAATCAGTCGACCTTGGCAAGGGGCCAACTGCGCCTAAAACTCCTAGAAATAAAACAGCTGATATTATCAAAGATGAAGTTGAAAATGCTGCCAAAGAAGGCAGATCGGTAAAAAGCGTCAGCACTAACGCTGGCAAATCTGCCGGTGACCCAGTAGCCGCTCAACTAGACCCTACTTCGGAAGCAACTGCAAAAGCTGAAAAATTAAGTATTCCTGAATTAGAGAAAAAGATTTTATCAAAGGAAGGCACTGCTCTTCAACAAAAAGCATATGCTGATGCACTAGCAAAGAAAAAAACAGGCAGTGCAAAGCCAGAAGCGCCTAAGGCAGAAACACCGCCAAAAGAAGAACCACCTGCTCCTACTACTAGTGCAGAAGTACTTGTTAAGAAAGAAATTGAAAGAGAAAAAGCCGTTGCCAAAACTGCGCTGGATGACGGCACAGTAAAAATCAAAGAACTTGAAAATGCGTCTGGAAGTTCAACTAAAAAGGCCAATGAAACAACTAGCGAACAATTTGAACGGGTATTAAAAGATGACCCTGCATACAAAGGTACGTGGGAAGGTCTGGAAGGTACTGAGAAAGAAGTTGGGTTTTGGAAAAGACTAAGCAGAAAAGCTAAAATTGGTGGATTGATCAGTATCCCAGTATTGCTGGCAGCGGGTGGGTCATACCTTTATACGAGAGATAAGGAATTACCCGAGCCGGAAGAAGAAGTTTTAGACGGTCCAAACGCCGATAATAATGATACTACTAATGCTACTACAGATGCTGAAATAGCAGCCGCTGAAAAAGCCGCTAAAGAAGCCGAAGCCGCTAAAAAAGCCAAAGAAACAGACACTGACGGCAAAACTGATACTGAAAAGAATGCTGAAGTAAATCAAGCTACGAAAGTAGCAGGCGAAAAACAACCTGTTGCTACAGCAGAACAAGACACAGAATTAGCAAACTTAAAAGCACAAATTGACGCACTTATTGCAGAGTTAGCAAAATCCAAAGACCCTGCAATACAAAAAAGATTGGCAGCGGTTAGAGCAAAATTAGGTCAAGCAAATCAAGCCGCTAGTGTTATATCAACAGAAAAAGGTGGCTGGAAAAACATTGGTAATAATTATAGAAAATGGTATGGCCCAGATGGAACAGATGAAGAAGGCACGTTTGTCAAGCGTGGAACAATAGATAACATTCCGTATGATGCAGGGCAAGTGGACAAGTGGTCCAAGATGTCTGATCAAGAAAAATTAGTATATTTAAGAAAAGCAGAAAGAGCTGGCAAACTTAAATAAAGGAACCAAATTGTGGCGGATTTATTCCGCCATTTTCACCTCAAAAATATCTTTGAGGTTGCATTACTGAGATAATTAATATATAATAGGCATATACATTAGGAGACTTACATGTCAGGACGTTCATACGGCGCAGAAGAAAAGGCAAAACTAGAAAGATTGATTACTGAAGGATCAACAGTATTACGTGAAATCGAAGACTTACAAGTAGGCTTAAAAGAAACAGTACAGGCAGTAGCAGAAGAATTACAAGTAAAACCCAGCGTCATTAACAAAGCTATTAAGATTGCACACAAAGGCGATTGGCAGGCACATAATGCAGATTGGGAAGAAATTGAAGCAATTTTAGATATTACAAAACGTATCTAATAAGTAGTACACGCAAGGGCAAGCGGGCCATAATCCGCACGTTAGGTATTTGTCAGCCGAAAATGACATATGGAGAATATATTGAGCTATGTAGATGCATGGTTTGACCGCGAGAACGATGTTATCAAAGTGGTCGAACGTAATAAAAAACAAGAACGTGAGTTCCGTGACATTCCTGTCAAGCATACGTTTTATTTTAAAGACCCTAAGGGCAAATTCCAAAGTATTTACGGTGACCCGCTCACACGTATTATTTGTAAAAATACCAAAGAGCTAAGAAAAGAACAAGCTATTAACAGTAGCAAAAAACTGTTTGAAGCTGACATCAATCCAATCTTTGTTTGTCTAAGTGAAAACTATTTAAACGCAGAGCCTCCCAAATTAAATGTAGCATTTTTCGACATTGAGGTAGACTTTGATCCAGAGCGTGGCTATGCAAGTCCAGATGATGCGTTCATGCCAATTACTGCCATTGCTGTTTACCTACAATGGATGGAAACAATGATATGTTTGGCTGTTCCTCCTAAGAAACTTAAGATGGCGGATGCTAAAGAAATGGTCAAAGACTTTGACAACGTAATGCTGTATGAAACAGAAGCAGAGATGTTGGACGTATTCTTAGACCTAATCAAAGATGCTGATGTATTAAGTGGATGGAACAGCGAAGGTTTTGATATTCCCTACACAGTTAATCGTGTAACCAAGGCATTGAGCAAAGAAGATACGAGACGTTTTTGTTTGTTTGGTCAGTTTCCCAAGAAACGTGAATATGAAAAGTATGGTAGGCAAGCAGTCACATATGACTTTATTGGTCGCGTACACTTGGACAGTCTTGAACTGTATCGCAAATATACCTATGAAGAACGTCACACTTATAGACTAGATGCTATTGCAGAATACGAACTAGGCGAGCGTAAGACCCAGTACGAAGGCACACTGGATCAGTTGTACAACAATGATTTTAGAACATTTGTTGAATACAACATCAACGACTGTATGCTTCTAGAAAAATTAGATAAGAAATTAAAGTTCATGGATCTTGCCAACACACTGGCGCATGAATGTACAGTATTGTTACAGACCACAATGGGTGCTGTTGCTGTAACTGAGCAGGCTATCATTAACGAAGCACACCGCAGAGGCTTCCAAGTTCCCAACAGAACTAAGATGGACGATAGAGAAGGTAATGAAGGTGCCGCTGGTGCGTATGTTGCTTATCCTAAAGAAGGAATTCATGACTGGATCGGTTCTTTGGATATTAACAGTCTGTATCCCAGTGCAATTAGAGCACTTAACATGGGTCCAGAAACTATCGTTGGACAGTTGCGTCAAACTATTACACAAGAATATATTGATAACATGGTGGCAAAAGGCAAAAGTTTTGCGGCGGCATGGGAAGGTGTATTTGGATCGTTAGAGTATACTGCTGTCATGAACCAAGAGATTGGCACAGACATTACTATCGACTGGGAAAACGGAGACGTTGACGTAGTCAGTGCCGCAGAAGTATATAGATTGATTTATGAAAGTAATCAGCCTTGGATTCTCAGTGCTAATGGCACAATCTTTACTTATGAGAAGGAAGGTATTATTCCAGGATTGCTCAAACGTTGGTATGCTGAACGTAAAGAAATGCAGGCCAAATTAAAAGAAGCTGTTAAAGCTGGTAACAAGGTTGAAGAAGAATACTGGGATAAACGACAACTAGTTAAAAAGATTAACTTGAACAGTTTGTATGGTGCTATTCTTAACAACGGTTGTAGATTCTTTGACAAGCGTATTGGACAATCAACCACATTAACTGGTCGTGCTATTGCTAAACATATGGCATCAAAGGTTAACGAAATTATTGCAGGCGAATATAATCACACCGGCAAAGCCATTATCTATGGAGATACTGACAGTTGTTATTTCTCAGCGTATAAAACACTGGAAAAAGAAATCAACGCAGGGCAATTGCCGTGGACTAAAGAAAGTGTTGTTCAGTTGTATGATCAAATTGGCGAAGAAGTTAACAATACCTTTCCGCAATTTATGTTGGATGCATTTCACGTGCCAAAAAGCCGCGGTGAAGTTATCAAAGCAGGTCGTGAAATTGTTGGTAGTAAATCATTGTTCATTACTAAAAAGCGTTATGCTGTTCTTTATTATGATAAAGAAGGCAAACGGGCAGACGTAGATGGCAAACCAGGTAAGATCAAAGCCATGGGACTAGATCTAAAGCGCAGTGATACTCCAGAATTTATTCAAAACTTCTTAAGCGATGTTCTCGAATTAGTCTTAACAGGTGCTAGCGAACAACAAGTGTTGGATCACATTAGTGAATTTAGAATACGTTTTAAAGCAAGACCGGGTTGGGAGAAAGGTAGCCCTAAACGTGCTAACAAAATTACCGAGTATCAAGCCAAAGAAGCTAAAGCAGGTAAGGCAAATATGCCGGGGCACGTTCGTGCTAGTATTAACTGGAATACACTGAAGCGTATGTACGGCGACAAATACAGTATGGGTATCACTGACGGCGCCAAAGTTATTGTATGTAAACTAAAACCTAATGCATTAGGATTTACCAGTGTTGCTTATCCAGTAGATGAACTTAGACTACCGCAATGGTTCAAGGATCTAGCATTTGATCATGCAGAGATGGAACAGACTATTATTGATAATAAATTATCAAATCTAATTGGTGTTCTTAACTGGGATATTAACAGTACAGAAGAAAAGAATACCTTTAACAGTTTTTTCGAGTTCTAATATGAAAATTATAATTGCAGGATACGGATTTGTTGGAAAGGCAGTTGGCCAAACATTACAAACCAAACATGATATTGTAATAGTTGATCCAAAATATACTACCGAAGAAATAAAAGATCATCACGATGCAGATGGATTGATTATTTGTGTTGACACTCCTACCACAGAAGATGGCGTGTGTGATGTTAGGAATATTGCCAATATTTTAGACTCGGTGCCTATTTTTATGCCAATAATGATCAAAAGCACAGTAACGCCTAGTGCGCTTGAAGCATTTGATGAAGTATATAAAGATTATTCAATTGTTTATAGTCCAGAATTTTTACGTGCGGCAACTTCTGCCAAAGATTTTGCTGAACAGAAATTTATGATTATTGGCGGTGAAGATCCTGAAGGCTTTTGGCAGGAAACTTTTAGTTCAGTGTTACCTAATTGTAAATTATTTTTTCAATGTACTAAAATAGATGCATCTGTGACCAAGTACAGTATAAACTCTTTCCTAGCGGCAAAAGTAGCCTTTTTTAATCAACTGTTTGATATTTGTGAAAAGAGCGGTGCAGACTATTCAATAGTACGCCAAATGATTACACATGATCAAAGAATTGGTTCTAGTCATACCTTAGTACCTGGGCTTGACGGAGAACGTGGTTTTGGCGGTGCGTGTTTTCCTAAAGACACTCAAGCATTTATAAAATATGCCAAGACTATCGACACACCTTTTAGTATTCTAGAAGCTTCGGTAGAATACAATGAAACGGTAAGAAAAAATGCTTGACATAATCAAAAAACCTAAGTATAATCATAACATATGGAGAATCTCATGAAAGACTTTTTACAAGACCTAGTAGCACATACACATAGTTTGGGCTTTTTACCTTTGGTCAAGGTAAGTGCAACAGATAAAGAAACTACAATCGAATCTATGGCTGAAGATCGTAGCGTTATTTTAAATGCCAAAGCACACAACCCGGTTAGTGACTTTGAAGGTACATTTGGTATGCCTAACTTGAACAAGTTAGATATTCATCTTAAGTGTCCAGAGTACAAAGAAGGTGCAACTATCAAGGTAGTTAAACAGCAACGTAACGGAGAAGAAATTCCAACAGGGTTGCATTTTATCAATGCAACTGCTGACTTTGAAAACGATTATCGTTTCATGAATCAGGACATTATTAACGAAAAGTTAAAGTCGGCCAAATTTAAAGGCGCACAGTGGGATATTGAATTTCAACCAGCTGTCGCAAGCATACAAAAATTGAAGTTTCAATCAAACGCACACAGCGAAGAAACTGTTTTCCAAGTTAAAACAGAAGACGGTCATTTAGTGTTTAGCTTTGGTGATTCAAGTACACACGCCGGCAGTTTTATTTTCCAAGCAAACGTTAAAGGTAAATTAAAACAAACTTGGTCGTGGCCCGTTAATCAAGTTCAAAGTATTCTTGGGCTAAGTGGTACTGCTACTATGCGTATTGCAGATGGCGGATTATTAAACATTAATATCGATAGCGGTGTTGCAGTATACGATTATATTCTTCCAGCACAATCTAAGTAATGAATAAGAATCTAACAGCCGCACAGAAAGATTATGCATATTTCCTGCCGGCCACGTCGGGATTTTATAGCACATACATAGGCAAACAACGCTACAATAATTACGTGGATCCTGCACGTATTCCTGCGAGCTTTGGCCCTATGGGTATTGAAGCTATGAACTACTTGAATCCAAATGCGGCATTTTACTTTGACCATTGTTTGTATTCAGCAGGTCATGCTAATTTGGACTTGACTAAGCCCGACCCTAGTGAAGACATGTTTCGTAATAGAGACCGTAAGACTAGTTGGGTGTTAGGAGACTCTGGAGGTTTCCAGATTGGTAAAGGCGTGTGGGAAGGAGAGTGGAATGACCCTAATGGTCCAGTAGTTGCACAACGCATGGCTGAAGCTGTTGCTCGAGGTGTAGAACTAGTGCCACAATTGCACCCCACAGGGCATCCTAAAACAGATAAGAACGGTAATCCAAAATATACTAAAATTGATCATGTTAAAATTTATCAATCTAAATTGGATGCGGCGCAAAAGAAACGTGGACAAGTATTAGCATGGATGGATGCGCTTATGGACTACGGCATGGTTCTGGATATTCCAGCATGGGTTGGTCGTAGTCCTGTTGGTGCTAAGAATAGCGGTGTTGGTAATTATCCGCAAGCTGTTGCGGCCACAAAATACAACAACGAATATTTCATCAAACATCGTACAGGTGCTTGTAAATTTTTAAATGTATTGCAAGGTGAAAATCACGATCAAGCAGACGATTGGTATCAGCAAATGAAAGACTTTTGCGATCCAAAGAAATACGACAAGCCGTTCAACGGGTGGGCAATGGGTGGACAGAACATGTGTGACGTGGATTTAGTTCTACGCAGATTAGTGGTATTGAAGTTTGACGGTTTACTAGAACAAGGACATCAAGATTGGATGCACTTTCTCGGTACAAGTAAATTAGAGTGGGCACTATTACTAACAGATATTCAACGTGCTGTTCGAAAATATCACAATCCTAGTTTTACAATTAGTTTTGACTGTGCTAGTCCATTCCTTGCCACTGCTAATGGACAAATTTATGTGCAAACAGAAATTACAGACAGAGAAAAATGGTTGTATAGAATGTTGCCAAGTTTAGACAATAAGAAATATAGCAAAGATACTAGGCTGTTTCAAGATGTAGTTGTACAAGATGGTCATTTTAAATCGTTTACTACTAGTCCACTAATGGATGGGGTGGAAGTTAAAGATATTTGTATCTACGGGCCTAACGATATGAATAAGATTGGTAAAGTTGGTAAGACTAGCTGGGATAGTTTTACCTACGCAATTATGATGGGGCATAATGTTTGGTTACATTTGAATAGCGTACAAGAAGCTAACAGACAATATGATGCTGGATTATGTCCTGGCATGTTAGATGTCACTACAGCTATACCAAAACCATTTACAGATTACTCTCCATTACCAAATAAATTTAGAGATGTTGTAGACGCTATCTTTAGTGCTCCTGATCGAGATTCAGCAATGGCAATTATCGATTATTATGATAAATTTTGGCAAGCTATTCCAGGAACACGTGGTGCAACTGGTAAGAAAACAGTTAATGCATCAACCATGTACTCCAAATTCTTTGAAGAAATTGAAGAAGATACTGTACAATTAGAAAACGAGCCCGAATGGGGTGATGAAGAGGAATCAAAATTAAACCAGCTAGAATTACAGGTAAAAGAATGACATTACCAGACGAAAGATATCGAGCAGTAGTGCAGACTCAAAAGTTTTTAGTTGAAATTCTAAATACTCCACGAGTTCCAAAAGCAATTAAAGATCGTGCAAGAAGTTGTTTGCGTCATTACCCTAGCGACTGGGATATGAAACGTGCGGCAGATAGTGCTCCTGATGTATTTCAAGAACAAATGGAAGCTGTGACCCGTTTGTTTAAATCCTACGAAGAAAAGAAAAATGAGCAAGCGTAGCCTTATCATTGGCATGGGTATTGGAAATTTGTACAAGGAAGTTTTAACAAATCTTGGACAAGAAGTTGTTACAGTAGACTTGGATCCTTCTAAAGCAGACTTTACAGATCTTGCTAGTGCAATACGTAAATATTCTTGGTTCGATACTGCTCATGTATGTACTCCAAACTTCACACATAAAGAGATTGCTGAACAAGTGGCTCCTTATACTAAAATAGTGTTTATTGAAAAGCCAGGATTTAAAACAGGTAATGAATGGACTAATATGATTAACACTAGACCGTTTACACGGTTTATGATGGTTAAAAATAACATGTGGAGAGATAACATTGCTGAGTTGGTCGAGTTAGCAAGTAAAGCTAAAACTGTTAAAATTCGTTGGATTAGAAAGAATTGTATTCCTAGTCCAGGTAGTTGGTTTACTACCAAAGATTTTGCTTTTGGTGGAGTTAGTCGAGACTTAATGCCACACTTGCTAAGTTTATATGTAGCTATGAGCACCGAGTGGAAACATGAAACGGTATCTGGACAGACTGCCATGCAATGTTGGGAATTAAAAGATATTGAAAGTACTGATTACGGTACTGTTAATCCTAACGGCACATATAATGTTGACGATATGTGTGTAATTAACTTTGGTAATAAGTGGCGGTTGTCGGCCAATTGGCGTAGTATGGACGAAGAAGATAGTTCTATTGTGTTTGTTATGCCAGATAATAAAATAGAACGTTTTGATTTAGGTTGGTGTCCAGAAGACGCATACCGTAATATGATTGTGGATGCTATTGCTAACGTAGATAATTCCGAGTTTTGGTTAAAACAATATGCCGTTGACTCTTGGATCCATGAGAGAATAGAAAAATTATGAATAGATGTTTGCAAACAACAGGTCAAGGCCACTTTGAAGAAGTAGAATACGAAGTTCCTCCATTAACTGAGGATGAAATTTGTGTTCGAGCTGTCTTGACTGGAGTATGCCGCAGTGATATCGATATGATGCAAGGTAACTTTGGGCCGTTGCCACTTAGTATGCAAGGGCATGAAGGGTTGGGTAAAGTTATTGGCATCGGTGCTAATATTGAGGGTGTTAACTTTGGTGACTATGTGGCAACCCGTGGCGAACCAGCATACGCAGATATTTACAATGTGCGTAAAGATGAATATGTACTAGTACCAGAAGCTCATCCACGCTATATTATTGAACCAGTCGCTTGCGGTATCAATGCTGTAGATGTTGCTGATTGCGCTAGGCAAGATAAAATACTTATTATTGGCAGTGGATTTTTAGCTTGGGTTGCGTACCATACGTTAACTAAATTTAAACATTGCGAAAATGTAGATGTATTAGGTTCTAGTAATATTGATCTATGGGGAGATATACTACTATTAGGAACTACCGATAGTTATGATGTAATTATTGACTTATCTGGAAAATATGAGTTAGGCATAGACATAAACCTAAATAATAACGCATTAATTGTCGATGCTGTTGGTAAAGCAGTAAGTCGAGAAGAAGCACAACAACAACTTTGGAAAGCTGTTACTACTATTAAGCCAAGTCCACGCAATTCAAATTTTCATCAATGTATGAAAGACGCTGTATGGATGATTGAAAACGGTGAACTTGAGGTTGATTCTTTTTGGACTAGAGGCTATAATAGAAACATAGAGTGGCAACAAGCGTTTGCGGATGGTGTGGATCGTCCAAGCGGTTACAGCAGAGGTTATATTAAATGGGACTAAACACTGAAGAACGACAAGACATTGTTTACTTTACAGGTTATGAAGTCGAACATACAATTTGTTATGGTCTAAAAACATTATTTGTTGTTGGCACACCTCCGTTACAAGAAATCCTTACAAAAGCTAAAGAAGCTGATGTAAAACATATCTACTTTGGCACTAGTCAAAGTTTTAATCCTAAAGCAATGACCCACGGTGAATATCAAGCATGGGACGAGGTTATCCTTGGATGTTTGAAAGCAGACTTTTGGGTTAGTCTAGACTTTGGTGTCGAGCACGTTGAAGGTGTAATCGAAAGCGGTTACTCCGAATACTCTAGATTTGTTCCTATGATTAGTGTAAAATTACCTTATATTAATCAACTTAATTATAATGCCACACTTAAACTCGATGATATTACCTGGGGTAAAACAAATCCCGGCGTATGGACACATCATCTTCAAAGCCTAATGAGTAAAGACAAGTTTACCTATTGGGATCAATACACTCAAGATACACCAACATGATTATTAAACAAGATATTAGACCAAACAAGATGATCTGGGTTACCTTCCGTAAAGAAGGTATTCATTGCTACCCAGCGGCTGCAACAGATCCAGCATTAGCTACAGGAGATTACTATGACGTATCGTTTCTTGGCACTCCTCATCGCCATATTTTTCACTTTCGCGTATGGCTCGGAGTTACTCATAACGACAGAGATGTGGAATTCATTCAGTTCAAGCGATGGCTTGAAAGGTTGTATTCTAGCGAACAAGGTGTATTGTCGCTAGATTATAAAAGTTGCGAAATGATGAGCGATGACTTATATGCTCAAATTTCACAAAAGTATCCGGACCGTGAGGTTTGGATTGAGGTCTCCGAAGACGGAGAAAATGGTTCATTTATTAAGTACTAACTAAAAGGCTACTATGGCTAAGAATTACAAAGACATCAATTATTTTGAAACCCGCCCGGACATCGTTAAGATTTTCGATGAATTGGAATCTTTCCTTAACTTTTGCAGGATCGAGTTGTTTCCCTACAACGAGGCAGACTTGTACAATAGAGAAAGTTGGGTGTGGCGCAATTACGAAAAGAGCAAGCGTCCTAAGAAAGCATGGACTGGTGAGAAGAAACCTTACCAAGGCACTCGGCCGTTTGTTAACAGAAACCAATGAACATATTCTTAGTTGATCTAGAAGCTGTTGAAACAAGGTACACGGGACAGTGGAAGTCCCATGTACCTAACCTCTTACGAAAGGCAGGACATCATGTCAACATTATATCAGGTCCTACGGACATTCCTAGTGCTACCACTCCTGGGGCATTTCTCAACTTTGGCGGCACTAATATCTACAAGGCTAGTCAAGTTGAACAGATGGGTCGGTTATTTTGTAACGGATCCGTTCATTCCGGGGATCACTTTATCTTTACTGATGCTTGGCATCCTGGTATCATAAACTTAAAGTACATGAGTGAACTGCTGGACATTCCAGTAACAACACACGGTCTTTGGCATGCTGGTAGTTATGATCCTCAGGACTTCCTAGGACGCTTAGTCGGCAACAAGCCCTGGGTGCGTAACGCAGAAAAAAGTTTCTTTCATGCATTTGATCACAACTACTTTGCTACAGATTTTCATATTACAATGTTTTATACCAATTTGTTAAATGATTATTCTACAGAAAATCCGTGGTTTAGTGAACATCTCAACGAAATCCTAAACGGTGAAGAACCGAGAATTGTACGCACTGGCTGGCCTATGGAATATATGCACGATACGTTGTTACCATATAAAGGTATGCAAAAACGTGACTTAATTTTATTCCCGCACCGTATTGCTCCAGAAAAACAAGTTGAAATCTTTAGAGACTTGGCTACACACTTGCCTCAGTACGAGTTTGTGGTGTGTCAGGACCATCAACTTACAAAAAATGAATATCATAATTTGTTAGGCGAAGCTAAACTAGTGTTCAGTGCTAACTTACAAGAAACACTGGGTATTAGTTGTTATGAAGGTGCAGTAGTTGATGCTATACCATTAGTGCCAGATAGACTTAGCTATACAGAAATGTATTCGGATACATTTAAATATCCTAGTGCATGGACTGAGTCTTTTGAATCATATCAAACACATCGTACTAATTTATGTTTTGCAATTATGCAACACATGGATAATTACCAAACTAGAATACCACAGTTACGTAAACAAGCGGAGGCGTTACATGAGCAGTTCTTCTCAGCAACCGGACTCATCGATAACATTAAGTGACACTTACACTATTGATGTAAGCAATATGTCTACTTTTAATTTTACTAATAATGATACGATTACATTAACTGGTTATAGTCCCTGTACTGTGTCGTACCCTTCATCATATCCAACATTAACTACTACACAACTTGGGTCAATAACTAGTATAGATACATCAGCGTTTACAATAAATTTTCCGGAAGAATGGGTTAACTGCTTTCCAGACTTTAAACGTATTGAAAAAATGTGTGAAGAATATCCTGGATTGAAAGTAGCATACGAAAAATTTGTCACAACTTATAAACTAGTAACAGATCATTATGATACTCCAAAAGATAAAAGACCTAAGCCTTAATTGGTTAGAGCGGCTGGACCGCAAACGAGTTATTATGGATCGACAATGCGACGAGCCATTATTAACACGTTACTATTTGTTTTTAAAGGATCGTAAACGGTTTCCGTTTAATGTATTCTTACACAAGTTTCATAAAGGCGATCCGGGCGATCAACATGATCATCCGTGGCCATACTTTACACTAATCCTAGCAGGCGGTTATTACGAATATACTCCTGTTATGTCATTTGGTAAAATGATTGGTGAGATAAAACATTGGCGTGGGCCAGGGCACTTTCGTATTTGCAGTGCGTTCAGCTATCATCGAATTGAATTAAAAGAAGGTGTTACGCCATGGACATTGTTTGTGCCAGGACCGCAAACAAGAGAATGGGGATTTCTCGTTGAAAATAAATGGATACACAATGACAACTACCTTGAAGAACGTAAAAACAGTTAATACAACTAGTCCCGGGTACGGTGCGGTTCCTCCCGGAGGGATAGGAGTAAGCCCGTTAACTATTGGCCAAGTCTATACTACTAGTGGTACTGCTGGGCAGTTTCTAACAAGTGGATCGAATGGTACGGCATGGTCTAATTCAAATGACACTGTACTCAAAGTTACGCAAAGTCCGCCAGAATTAGAAGTCAAAGGGCGACTGGTGCTTAACGGTGTTGATTTAGAAGAACGGTTAGATACAATCGAAAAAGTCTTGCAAATTCCCGAACGTGATGTTATACTAGAAAAGAAGCACCCAAAGCTAAAGAAATTGTATGATGAGTACATCACAGCATTGGGTAAGTATAGAACATTCGAAGCAATCAAAGGAGAAGATAATGTTGCATGAATCAGTATCGCACACACTTAAAGAAGTGACAATTAAGGAATCTGAAGGATTCCGTGTACGCTTGGTCAAACACGAAGTAATTAGTCCTAAAGGCTTGTTTAGTCTGGATATTATTCAAGAAAGTTTGAAAGACGGCAAAGTGCAAGACAGTCAAGCATACAATTTCTTTATGACCAAAGAAGAATTGCAAACATTAGCTCATGGTTTAACTGCATGAAGAAAATTCACTACTCTTGGTCGCAAGTAGAAGGTGCGTGTTTAGAAATTGCTAGACAAATGCACGTTCATTATTGGAGACCAGATTATATAGTGGGCATTACACGTGGTGGACTTGTTCCAGCCAATTTGTTGAGTCAATACACTGGTATTAAAATGAACAGCCTAGACATTAGTCTACGAGATGGCGGCGATTGTGTTAGCAATCTTGGCATGGCTGAAGATGCATTTAAAGGCAAAAAAATTCTTATTGTTGATGACATTAACGATCAAGGATCCACTGTTAATTGGATTAAGAATGATTGGCCTAGCGGTTGTTTTCCTGACGATCCCAAATGGGAAAGTATATGGGGAGATAATGTTCGTTTTGCAGTATTAACACACAATCAATCAAGCCAGTTTAAAGATCCAGACTATTATGTATGGACTGTGAACAAAGCAGAAGAAGATTGTTGGTTAGTTTATCCTTGGGAGGATTTTTGGTTATGACATCAGCACTTATTAAATTAATTTTAGGCATTGCACTAATTGTTATTGTTATTGTATTTGGTCCAATTGTAGGAATTTGGAGTTTAAACACACTGTTTCCTGTACTACAAATACCGCTAACATTAGAAACATGGTGTGCATTTTTCTTACTATTCGGAAGCATAACAGGTTTGCGAATTGGTACAAACAAATAAAGGAATAAAAATGGGAAACCCGACTCCTCCAGAAATATTAATAGCTGATTTAAAAACTAAAATTGATATAGTTGAAAACGATATTAAAAAATTGCAAGCAGACGGCGGCGCTAGTCCACGCAAAGTCGAAGCATTAACAGAATATAAAAATTATTTAGAAGACCAGATCAGGTCTATGAATCATGGCAACGAATCTTGAAAGAGCACTTGATGAAAAAAGAGCACCGTGGACTAGTATCGAATACAGAACAAAATCCTACTGGGTATTTAGAGATGCATACCCAGTCGCTGAAGGACATTTGTTATTTGTGCCAACCGAAGAAAACTGGGAACATTTATGGGACTGTTTCAAAGGCGCATACAAGTTTGGTCACGAAGGCGTCGAGTCGGGCAGGTGGGACGCTTTTAATGTCGGACAAAATTGTGGCGAGGCTGCTGGACAAACAGTAATGTATCCGCACGTACACATG